CAGACGTGTGCTCTTCCGATCTACTGTCGCATACTTCTGTTTGCCGTCGGTATTAACAATTCCACCTAATAGCTGGTCTGCTGCCGGTTTGTCGCCGTTACCTGCGTCACCTTGGCCTTGTGAACCTTGGTCACTTTTTTGAAAGATTGACTGGTCGGTCATCTGTTAGTCCTTAAAAGTTAGTAGATTAATGACTTCTTCTATAGCTCGCTGATAGCCTACGGAGTCCGCCTGTAAGTAGGCCCAATTAGCTACCTCATACTTCGAAGTTTTTAATTGGTCGGCTTTGTGAGCCTTCAACCCTTTAGAGAGTACCGTAGCGAAGTGTTCAAACAAATCGCGTGAACCGGCACATCTCTTCTCAAACTCGTCCGTAGAAGAGTCCGAGGGGAGTGCTTTAAGAACTCTAGGCGCTAGCTTCATTTTCTGCTACCCCCGGAGTTCCTCTTTCAATTTCAGCAGTCTCATTGGCAGTATCTACTGCACCCTGAGTCTCTGCTTGTTCGTGGACAGCCACGTTAGGTCTAACAAGATCAAACCTGTGTAGCTCGAAGGCATCATCAATCAGGTTAGCAATCGCCTTACCTGATAAGTGAGGAGCCGCCATTTCTCCCATTTTACTATTCAACGTATTAGTTAGATTCTGTATCAACTGAGAAGTCTCACCAAAGTGTCTAGCTCCTACAGGACGTATGGTGCCGTTCTGAATGAGATCGTTATTGGTGATCTTGCTGAAGTCTACAGCTCCTAACTCTTCGTCTAACATAGGGACATCAGAACCTCCCTCGTGAAGGGTAGCTTCTAATAGAATACCTTTTAGTAAGCTCTCTAGAAAGATCTCAAAGGAAGTTGTCTTCTCTTTAAAGATCCGTCCAGCAGCATTATCAAGAGATTGTACTTCGTGAGCAGTCTTCTCTCCGGGAGTCCTGATACCCATCGCCTGTTTAGGCGCACCGGCATATTCTTCCATACGCTGCTCTAGCATGTTAATCTCGTTGTCTGCTACTGCTGCCCCTTGAGCAGACTTCGTTAGTTCTGTTACTGAACCTTCCCCTATGATCTGGATGACCTCTGATGGCCCCCATTCAAACGGTTCCACGTCTCCTGTAACTGCTAAGGGAGGATGGATAAGAAGATCTAAAGCATCTGCTTTTAAATTCTGTAGATGGTCAATACGGTATTGCATACCTACTAGGTTGTCCAACGGCCCCATTGCGTAGAGATTATCTGGGCGCAGTCTCCAGCCAGCATGGCTAATATTTCCGTTACCAACAGGGTTAGGAATGTCACGAACAACAACGGTAATACTACGGTCGATAACAATAATCTCTTGAGCCACATGGACTGTTTGCTCCTCCTTATCGTAGTAGTTTCCTAGGAAACGTAGGATCTCTACGTACTCTGTATCGTAGTACTCTTGCATGCTACCAAAGCCATCGACTAAGAAGCCTACACCTTTGTTAACATCATCTACTGAGTATCCCCCTACATTAGAACGCATTTCCAGTGCCTTGTCTAGAGCATCCTGCCATACAGGATCTTTAGTTGCAAGGTTCTGAAGCTCTCCTAAAGTCTTAATGTACCTAACAATCTTAGGAGCTTCCCCGAAGGTTGGCGCTACAGGATTAAACACGATGTCAAGAGGAGGTATTCTGCGTGCTCTGGGCCCCACATAACCTGTGTGAGCATGACCGTTAGTATCTGTGCTAGGTGTTCCATAGTCCCACTCCGGTTCTGCAAAACAGTTACCATAGTCTATAAAATCATAGATCAGGTTACTTACTTCTGTCCGTAGATCAGCCTGCTTCATCTTGTGTCTAACATAAGCTGTAACCATCTGCCTGACTTCTTTACTAGCAGCAGCGGTATCGTAAGCTTCCCACCTTAACCAGTTGTCATTAGGGAAGATGGCGGATAAGTAGTTACTGTGTAAGTTGTCTCTTAGTTGACATATCTTTGGCATGGTTGTAGAGTTCTTCCAATCTATCGTGGAAGTACTGGAGGTGTCTGTAGCGAAGATGAAATCTCTCAATTCCCTCTTCTCCGAGACCCATCCATCCCTTAGTCGTGCCCACTTGTCCCACATAAAACCCACCGTGCGGCCTGTGTCATCCGACAACTCTCCGAACATGTGCGCCAATTCAGCGACCGTTCCCGCCATAATCTATTCCTCCAAACCTCGTATTATAAACTACCTTAGACGTAGAGGCAGATCTTTGTAAGCTCCGTTTAGGTGCCCGAGCTATTGCAATCGCACTAGATAACGTATCCTTAAGATCGTCGTGTCTAGGGCGGGCGAGTATTAACTCTTCTTCCAGAGCAGGTGTTAAACCTCCTTTGGTGTGGTACACAGTTAGATTCTCATACCTAGTGTCTAGGATAGAAGCCATTCTCTCTTCTTTGTTCCCTTCGTGACGAGAAGGTCTATTCTCATCAATGCTAAGGGACATCCCTTCCTCTCGGATTAGATCCTTGAAGTCACCGACAATCATACTCTGAGCTGCGGTAACCTCCGCTCTTAAACGGCGGAATGTCCACTTCTCGTGCATTAGGAGTAACCGGTCAAACATGACCTTGATCCTGTCGGTCTTAAACCTGTCCATGTCCAATACGTATATATAACCTTCACCATCTATTCCAATAACGACGATAGCGGTATAATCGGACTTCTTCTTAGTAGTGTACGCGAAATCCATCGCGGCATATATGTTAACTGGCCTGTTGTTTACAGACCACTGTCCGTTAGAGTATCTAACATTCCGTTGATCTATATACTGGAACCTGTCACGATTAATACGGTTACTGCCCGGAGCATTAGGATTGTTATAATACTGCGCGAAGAACTGTACTAGATCGTCATACTCGCCTTTGATGCGGGATAGGATGGTCTTATTGAAACCATACTTCTTACCGTTCTTAGTAGTTCTAGGCCAAAGGAATCCATCATCCTTCTCTACCTCCCTCTCTAAGATGTCCCAAACAAGTTCCTTGCTAACAAACGCATCGTTCTCATCATATATAGAATACTCTTGATGTCTCCAAGTATCGTATATGTCAGCAGGATGGTATCTAGTACCACACGCTAAAGTAAAGCCTCCTGCATTACGAATCGACGTAAGCTGGGAAGACTTCTTACTAACAGTGTTCCTCCCTTCTTCTGTATAAGCGTTCTCTGGTACCACTATATCATCTGGTACTACGATGTCAGCATGCCAGCCGGTTGTATTGGTTGTGAGACCGGCTGTGGCGATAGTGGGATCTCGTACCCCTTCTTCAGACCTAGCTTTATGGTCTATACAGATACCGCTGTTGTTCCACATCTCCCTCTTACCCTCTTGAGGGTGTATGTATTCAGGGAAGAAATGTTGGAACGCCTCACTCTTTAATAGGTTCTTTATAGCAAAGAGCTGTGTCTCTGCTAGACCGCTTGTAGCGGATAAGTACAGTATGGTGATCTCTGGATGTCTAGCAATGATCCAAGCGGACCATGTGGCGACCATGTGACTTTTTAAATGTGCCCGAGGCAGCATGACTAACTTGTTACTGGTTAACTCATCCCCTTGCCCGAATAACTGGTAATCCATCATCCACTTGAAGACTTCCATGTGGATGTCCCCATAAGCGTACTGAGGATTCATAGTCTGAGCGAACACTCTAAGGTCTTGTAGGCATAGCTCTCTACGTTCTAACGTATCTTTATCGAACCCTGCTATGCGCTTCTCAGCGTCTTCTCTCCAACCCACAGGTTAACTCCTTATTGGTGATAAGAACCTTTTGCTAGCTTCAACTACCTTAGCGTTCTGTTTAACTTGCTTTGCTACTTCCAGTTTAGAAGGGCGACCTGCTCCTCTCGTATCCCACCCCCTGTCCATTAAGAACTTGTTAGATTGGTAATGACCGCTCTCGGCCACTTCTACGATACGGCTCAAGCTCTCACTTCTCATCTTGACTTCTAACTCGTCTTTCCACTCTTCCAAGTAGAAGGATATCTTAGATGCCTCTAAAGCTTGCCAGTGTTGGTAGCCTCCCAACATCTCTTGAGAGAATTTATAACCTGTCATGTCCGCTAGTTCAAGGAACTTCTCCCTAGCCTTATCTAGGCTGTACAGGGAGGTCCCTTCTTTAGAAGATGTCTCGTGGAAGAGGCCGGCTGTTAGCCACCGGTTCATAGTATCTTTAAACATCTTTACCTCGCTAGCCTCAAGCTAATACGGAAAGTGAAGCCCTTCCAAGCTTTAGAGGATCTGGCCCCTTGGAACAGCTCTTTATTAGAATACCTAGGCTCAACCTTATGGCCTAACCTAATCATCAAGTATCTGGTAGAAGTCACTTGCTTGTATAAGTAGAAACCGTAATAGTTGAATAAGGGACCTTCAGCTTTAGTGAACTGCCAGCCTTCCACATCAAGTATGTCGGAGACAAATACATTACCTCCTAACAGTTTAATAACGCACTCGTCTATCTTGCAACCCAACCCTCTGTAGTAACGCGAGAAGTTGTTAGCAGGGTTCCTGATAGCCAACCAGTAGTACGCTTTAATGTGCTGGGAGGCGGGCAAGCGGTCGAACCAGAGAGGATATTGATCTTCTCCGTTCCAGTAGTTTAACCTCCTATCTCCATAGATGCCGTCCCTAGGGTTGTCCCAAGGATGCGCCCAGATAGGTAGCCGTTTAAGCTTCCACTGGGATAACGTCTTTTCAATACACATAAAAGGAAGAACAAATGGCAGGTATGCCACCCCTGCCACGATAGCTCCAACTCGTAATATAAACAAGACAGGCCACATAGCTAGAACCGTTAACAGGTCTTTAGTCATATTACAGCTCCGCGTCTAGCTCTACTTGAGCGCGTGATGTGTGGTTTCCTGCTGGGGCAGATCCGTGCTGAAACTCCACGCCAGATGCCGTAACCCCTACTGAGGTAACTGTGCCTTGTGTTACGTTTACACTGAGAGAAGGCGCGGTACGCATCTTTGAAAAACCGGTCCACCATCTCCAAGTGGATAGGGCACCGGTATAGAACGTAAAGCCCGTGTTGATTCTCTGGAAGAATTTCTCGCACAGTGTCTCTGTAAGAGCTTGGGGACGTGAAACAAATCTTGTCGCTTCTGTACCCTTCTCAGCTTTAGCTTGTGCTAAATCAAAAGTACCGGTCTGTGACAAAGGCAAGGTGAATCTTACGGCTACATAGTCGTTTCCGCCGCTGATACCCTTACCTGCTAAGCTAGGAACTACTAGAGAGAACGTGTGCTTTGTCATGGTACCTGTTAACACGAAGGTGCCCATAGGGGTAGTGTCACTTACATCCCCTGTATCTCCGTAGTCCTGAACTAGGTCTAGGCTGAAAGTCCCTCCCAGTGTTCCTGCTGCCCAAAAAGATACAGTTACGGTTTCATCGTCTATAGTCCGAACAGACTCTATACGCTGTTCTAGCGTAGCGGCGGTGATGGCAGCGGCAATTGTAGGGAAATCCATTCGGTGAAAGAGCTTCGTAGATACTCCGTCCAACTTCTCTCCTACAGGGAACTGCCCTGGTGTAAGGATCATCCTACCATCATTTCCGTCATCTGCCCGCCAGCGCTCAAAACAAAACGCGTCATTAAGCGCAATTACCCCATCCCCTACTCCTGCGCCGGCCCCCGGTCTAACAGCGTCAAACTCTCCATTAATAAAGAGGTTTTCCCCCACACGGCCTAAGACTTCCGCAGTTAGGTCCGTCGCAACAAGTTGGGCAACACCTCCGGGGGTAGCATTGTCATGTGTGCGCACTGCACCCGTCTCGCTGTCGATAGTGATCTCCCCATCCGCTCCGGTAAAAGCGTCATTCTCCGCTGATGTTCCTCGTCTAAATTGCAGTTGATCTGGCATTATAGTATCCCTAGGTCTATTGTGGAAGCGCCCGTTGATAGGCTCATTCTCGATGTGGTGTCTGGTTCATTACTGAAAGCGGCGGCTGTGAGAACCCCGAAGTTGATTCCCGCCACAGCATTAGCTGTGTGGTAGACTGACCAACTGTCCTTCTCCCTCTTATTCACTGCTCTGTTAAGTTCTCTACGGGAGACTACTCCACCCACCTGAGTGGCTATAGCCCCTGTTAAAGCGCTTAGCTGTACGGTGTGAAGATCCACAGTGCTTTTATTCTCTGCCAAGGAAAGTTGGTTAGCATCTAACCTCCCTTCATCCTCTATAAGGAAACCATCCACCTCCTCCATAGCCGCCTGAAGGTTATCTGACACAAGCTTGTTCAAGGGTGTATTGTCTAGAGCTACGCCTAGAGCCGAGGCTGATAAGAGCGGATTCTCAAATACTCCATTCAGTATCTTCTTACCTGCCATATCAAGGTCTTGGCCCATAGCATTAGGTTCCCCCTCCGGGTTAACCCTATACAGCACTTGGTTATTTAGTGCATCTTCTATCTGCTGAAACCTAGCATTCAAGGCGGCTGTAGAAGCAAACTGGGTAGCTATGTTATCTAACGTCATCTTTGCCATGTACTTAGCAACCTCTCTGTAAGTAAACTCCCCA